TTAGATCACTCCGTCCTGTACAATCCTGAATTGATATGCATATATGTTGCCTCCTATCACATCAATTTGTAAGGGATTCTCGATGTAACAGCGGTCATATTCCAACATCTCCCATGTTTCATTGTCTCTCAGGTTTGCAATCTTAAAAACTTCTGGTTGAGCTCCAACGATCGAATTAACATCTATGGCACCTGTTTCAACTTCGTCTATGATGAGGCTGTATGAGACTGCACTGATCATTTCTATGTGCCGTATATCATGCGTTACGCCCGAAATTACCCATATTTTACAGCCTTTGTATTGCGTGACAGTGAGGATCTCACAATCAGGCAGGGCCATGTCACCGAACCACAATCTGACGGCTCCACCTGCACCAGATCCTCCCTGACTGCCACCAGCACCTGCGTCATATATTGAGACACTCGCCCTGCTGTTCAGATACATCGTTTTTGCATAGTATATGCCGTCAACAAGCGCCTGATCATGATCAACAGTTGGAGTAGTCAGAATTCCATAGACATATCGATTTAAGACCATGTTGACGTCAACCCAGTAGGAATTCGGAGGTTCGATTATCAACCCCGTGTTTTTCAACCCATAGTTCAGATTACCATAAAATACAGGAGTTGGTGTTGGAGTATCATACCCATTCCCTCCTGGATACGACATGAGAACCACGGCGGCGGCTGGCCTGAAATACCGCGTTACACTTGTGTGTGGGATTCTAAGCCTGATATTATAAGTCGCGTTCAGACTAGGAGTCCATCTGAATTGGCTATTTGGTGCTCTGTAATTAAGGGGATCTGTAATGATGCTATATCCATACTCTGATTGAGGTAAACTTGGATCTATTTCCGTGTTTATGGGTAGCGGTCTTGATTGGGTTGGAACGGGATCAGGGTCTGGAGCGGTGGTCATAAACGCTACCTGCACCCTGAAAAGGATGGCACCAAATCCAGATGGGAGAGGAGTCATGAGCCACTCCTGCAACCATTTTGCACCCTGTTTTGTAAGATACATCCTTATAACGCTCCTTGTGCGGCTCGGTTAACAGCCGTGAAAATCTGGTTGGCGGTTCGGAGTCCTGCCTGATTGGTTTGATCCAAAACTTGGATGGCCCCTGCATTGAATTGTACTCGCACAACTTGATTTTTCCCACCAGACAATCCGACACTATCTCCTGCCTGTATGCCAAGGTTACGCACCACACTTGCCGGTAAGACATACTCACCTGCATGCAGCAAGGCGGGAGCAGTCTTATGCACATAGCCCCCTGTTTCGTATGCCTTCATCACACCTGACGGGTAGAAGGTAGAACTACTTTGTGTGTTCCCTAAGTTCGTGACGGCACCTATAGCATCCTGTATCGATCTCTTAATCCCATTGACGATGTTAGAGATCTGGTCTCTGATCCATGTCATTCTCCCGTAAATCTGATCAACCATGTTGTTTATCCACCCCGTAACGCTGTTGTACACCCACTCGAAGCCCTCGTGAAACAAGGACTTGATCTCCTCAACGAACTCGAAGAGTGACTCTGTCACCCATGTAATGCCTCCTGTGATCCACTCATACAGCGTGGTTAACCAGTCCATCACAATTTCTAACACATCGTCTTTAAACTGAGTAACATCCTCGATAAAGTCCTCAATGAACTGTGTGACTGCTTCAACAACTGCTTCGATGTGATCAGTCAAGTAAGTGTACATACTTTCAAAAGTCTCTAAAACACTCTCTAAAAGATCTCCAAAGAACTCTGTAATACGCTCATAGATGTTGCCTATAAATGCTGCAATTGCCTCAAGTGATTCAGATATCCACGTCCGCACCGTTTCAGAAATAGTATCAATTGTACCTGAAATGCGCTCGATAATATCTCCGAAGAACTCTGTGACTGCAGTGATGATATCTGTTATCAGAGTGCTGATTGCTGTTATTGCAGCACTGAAAAACGTTGTTGCAGCAGTAGTTATCGTATCTATGAGTGTAGATATTGCACTAACCACAGCGCCAGCAAAGGTTGTCAAGGCTGTGAGGATCATCTCGATGTTTTGCTTAACCGTCTCGATATACCACGTGAATGCAGCAGATATCAGACCAGTTATCGTCTCAAAGACCTTGCCAAGACCATCATAGACCGTTTTTCCAAGTTCAAGGATCTTAGTCGCAATGGTGGATATGACACCTGTCACAAAGTCTATGACGGGCTCCATAGTCCCGACCATGAAGCCGAGTATTTCAGCGCCGAGGTTGCCAAACCATCGTCCTAAAGCAAGTAAGCCAACACCCAGGATCTGCAAGAGTTTCGGTAGCGGGAATATGATGTCCGTGATCTTGATGTCGATGTTGCGACCTCCTATCGTCAGGGTGCCGAGGATCTTACTTGGTATCTCGCCGATGGTGTCAACGATCTTGGTGATGAGGGCGGATAGATCGATACTCTTAATCAGTTCGAATACTTTTCCGGCTTGCTCTGCGATCCAGTCGAAGACGCCAAGATCCCTGAGTGCAAGCACTGCAAGCATGCCTATTGTGATACCTGCAAGAATTGGAGCTGCTGCTATGAGTATAGGAGATAGTGCTGCAAACGCTGCTCCCATCAAACTGGCTGCACCACCAGCGGCAGCCAAAGGTGCAATCAACCCTCCTACTGCAGTTAAAATTCCTCCGAATGCAGACACGAGCGGTCCGACTATAACCAATATCGGCCCAATTGCAGCAGCAATTCCTGTCAGTGCAATGACAAAGATCTTTATGGGTTCAGGGAGCTTGTTGAAAATTTCTAGCACTCCTACAAGCATTGGTAAAAAAACACCAGTTATGAGTGGAATGATAGTATCTCTTACCATCGGGAGGAGCGTGTCTTTTACGATAGGGAGGACGGACTCTCCAAGTGTGATGGCCATGTCATGGAACTCGGCGTTGATTTGATCCATCATGACAGACGTGGTTTGCGTCATGATGTCAATCGACTCTTCGATTGCACCCGCAGAGTTTACAATTTCTTCACGAAATTCTTCTATTTGTGATAAACCAAGTTCACTGGTCAAAATCAATCCCGCTTGTCCTGCCTGAATTGAGCTGAAAAAGTCAAGTGCGTTTACACCAGACTTGTCAAGTGCATCCCCCATTGCAAGCATGGCATCTTCAATCGAGTTTCCAGAGTTTATGAAGTCTTTTAGGCTTGTGCCAGTGAGTTCTTTGAAAACTTCGTTGATTTGATTGCTTGATGCTCCGGTCATCTCTAAAGCATCTCGCAGAGACAGTAAAGCGGGGCTGGCATCATCACCAAGGTCTTTTATTTCTTTATTTATGAATTTTAAGGCATCACTTACAGTGTTCCCCTCTAAAATGAATTGTTGGAACGTTTTTCCTGTTATTTGTTCAAACAACTCCATTTCGCGGGATCCATCTTGCAGCGTGGTGAGGGTATCTCCTAAAACACCTTGGAAAGTAGTAACTATTGGAGGAAATGCCTCAAATGATTCTCGAAGAAGTGTCATTGCTCCATGTAAATCACCACCTCCTCTCATAAATTCTGGAAATGATTTGCCTGCAACCTGCTCAAACCGCTCATAAAGATCTTTTGAACTGTCTCCAAGCTCTGCAAACATATTGCGTAAGATCGTGGATGCAGTAGATGCATCATATCCCTGGTGTGTCAGGACTGCCATGGCAGTATTAACATCATTCAACTCGACACCAAACGCATTTGCAAGAGGGAGGATCTTGGCATAGTTGGATGAGATATCTGCCATCGACATAGTTCCAACATCCATGGCTTTGTAAAAAGAGTTCATGATGTTTTCAACACTATCAACCTCTTTGCCCATTGCACCAAATACAACAGTGATTGCTCGGGCCGTATCAGGCACAGACTCAAGCTCCGTCATTGATGCCATAGCAGCGTATTTCAAGGTCTCGAAGGCTTGCTCGCCCTCAAGTCCGGCCTGGATGATCTCAAAATAAGCTTGCGTCAATTCGTCAAGTGATAGACCGTAATCTTTTGCAAGACCTCTGATATCATCTCCAAGTCCCTTGAGCTCTATATCTGTGATATCGTCAATTAAGGTGGAGATGCGAGCCATCTGAATTTCAAAGTCAGATGCTTCTTTTGCGGCAAGTCCGAGACCCCCGACAAGCCCCATGATGGGAGTAGTGATGCCTATGGTTAGATCGCCACCCAAGGAACTCATCTTTGACCCGATTATGTCAAGTTGACCCCCAACAGCAGTAAGTCCAGATCCAAACCCCTCGGAAAAAGCATCTCGGATGCCTGAGAACGATTTGTCTACTGACTTGCCTACATCTTCGACAACTCCTTCAAAGTCTTTTAGATCGTTTTTAGCTGCATCTATTCCATCAGATAATGCATTTTCTAAAAAGAGGGTGACTCCGATTGTGTTCGGGTCATTCATGGAGTATTGCTGGATTACCATGGCTATTTAGTGTGGATTGCTTGAAAACTGTTCAGCATTATCTTCTGCTCGATATCATCGAGCTTCGCAAACTGCGATGGTGTCACTCCCCACCAGTGACACATATGGGCGAAGTTCTTGCCTATTGTACTTTTAGCGAAATTTTTCCGCGTTCTTTGCATCCTGAACGGTAGCCCCGATCAACTGCTTAATGATCAAAGCCTTGTACTTCAAAGGCAACTTCTCGAAAAAGGTTAGATCTAATTCTGGGTTTTTGGATAGTTTGTGCAGAGTCTTTGCCAGAGTGTGTACATATTCCTCGGCTTCGGTAGCCCCCGTCTTAAGTCCACGCTCCATCTTCATAATGTGGAACAGGTCTCCATCTGGCACCCTGTCAAATGTCAAGACGATATCATCCTTCAGCGTTACACACATTGCAGGATCTTTAAGCTTGGATAAAATATCCTCTGCAATGTCGTTAATGTCTTGTTCAGCCTGTAAACTCTGTCTAAAAGAATTGGTGAGTTCTGGGTTGTCGCGTACCTCTAACATCTTAAGCCTCCTCAGGTGACGGGAAGGTTATGCTCGCCTGCTGTGTAGACGCACCTTGGATACCTCCACCTAACGCCGTGTCAGACTCCCACTTGATGAGATAATCAACCGAGACGTTGAACGAATCAGTGTAGATGTTTTCGGTTGGGAACGTCTGATTGTTGCCAGTGAACGAGACGCCAATTAATCCCCATTTTTGGGCTGGGTTGCCCATAGCATCCAGTTTCACACCAACGAGACAGCCGACCTTTTTGAATCCTGTGACCTTGTTAGACCAAACCTTGCCAGTTCCAGCTGCAGTCCGTGCACCGACAAACAACGCCTTAAAAGCACCAGTGATCTGGAGCATCGAGAAGCTGCCCGTGGTCTCAGACACTCCGACAGATACGATCTTGTTCTGCTGGCCATGCACTGCTGTAGTAGTGCTGCTTGCGGTTGTAGATGTGTTAAAGTCCTGTGCACTTGCGATATGGTCGAGAGCTCCACCAGTTGGGACGGATACATAGTATAGAGAGATCTGATCTCCAGAAACAGCTCCTGGAATCGTGACGGCCGTGATACCGCTCGCTTCAGTTCCTGTTGGAGTGTAGTCTACTTGCACTCCATTTCTGCTTGCAACGATGAGTCCGTTCACAGCAGGACTTGTTAGCGTAATCGGCCCTACTCCCGAAGCCGTAACGGTTTGCTGCTGTGCAATACCTCCCACGTACCACTTTACTTCTGGGCCACGTGTAAGATCTGAATCTTGTACATCTATCATGATAGTTCCCCTTTAAGTTCCCGTCCTTACAGGCTGGTGCTGGATCATAACGTCTGTAAGGACGATTTTGACTCCAGCGTTGGCCTCGAAACCTGGACGGGACAAGGCCACCTGTGTTCTAATTATCTGTGCCGCCAATCCAAAGTAAGCCCAAATTTCAGGCTTTTTGTTTACAGATCCTATGTGGAGTCGATCGAAAACGAGTTGCTGAACGCCCGCGAAAAATTGGTCATCTCCAGAGTCTGCGTATATCGTGATTTGCACTCGTGATTGATATCCGCCGGATACCAGAGGCTCAGGGACTGTGTCAACCACTGCAACCGTGATTGCAGGATAGATCGGATTGAATGGCAAGTTTCCGCAATAGATTCGTGAGTCAACCAAGTCTTTGAGTTCCGTGTCCAGCAGGACTCCCCTCACGAGTGCGTCAATCATCACTTACCTCCAATCATCTTTCCAATATCTTCTTTGATGTACTGGACTGCTTTGTCCTTTTGAGAGTCGAAAGCTGGTCTCAAATACGGTTTGATGAGATACTCGACGTGTCCTGCGTACGCTGCGGGGGAGCCTACGACTCCTGCCCAATTCCCGTTTGCTTCGACCACCACGGTGCGGATGGATTTCCTGAGGTTGCCGGTGTCAACCGGAACTTCTCGCTTTGCCTCTGCTTCGACCGTCCCAACCAATGCACAGGTAATCACGTTTGCCACTTGCGTTTTGTCGAGTTTTGCGATGGCTTCCAAGTTGCCTATCACCTTGCCAATCCCCTCAACTTTCGCAGGCATTTATGTCACCCTGTCCGCGATCTTGAGTTTCAAGACGATGTGAGAAACTCGATCTGCCAACGCCGCGATCTTGACGTCTGTAACGATGTAATCACCGACAAACCCCGTAGACGTGGACGCTATGACATCTGTTGGTTTGATGTTCGTGGTAGTTTGTACGATGCAGTACACTGAATCTACACTGTGCTCATGGTCGCTGAAAAGTCCTCCAGACGAGTTACCGAACCTGCATCTGACTGTATCCCACGTTACATCAGTGACCTCGTGTCCCCATGGAGACTGATCACCTGTAGGAGTCTCACGCTTGATGCTGCATTCGTGTATCAGCAGCCGTTCGGGGTATGTCACGTGATCACTATCCATGCTTGACTTGGATCTAAAGCGTCAGCCTCTGCTTTCAGTCGGTCGAGTGCACGCATTCTCAAGTCCTCGATCGCCTTGTTGAGATCAGTCCGGTGAGCATAGTCGAGCGTGCTGATATCCATTGTGCCATCCATCCGGTACCTGGTGTACAGCAAGGCGTCGAAAAAGTCTTTGAAGGATGCGACCTGTGCATCAGAATCCTCGTCAAATGTAAGCCCATACGCTTTACACCCTGCCTTCAAGTCAATTAAGGCGGAGTCATGCAGCGTCTGTAAAATTTCATCGGGAAGCGTGCTTCCAGAGAGGTTCCTGAGATCTTCGAGACTGTACATCGTTAGTAGGTGATTTTTACCGCACAGGCTTTGTTTCCTTCTGGGAACCCTGGGGCGATACGCATAGAGGATATCATACCTTCCATCAAGCGGGTTGGATCGTTGAACCTTTCAATGCCGATATCTTGCCTCATTCCAAGCTGTGTGCCGTGCCTGGAGCTCCACATGACTGCTCCAACCTCTCCAGCAGATGAAAAGCCCCATGTACCTGATGCACTCTTCTCGAATATTTCGTCGGCTACAAAGAAATCTAATCCGTACATTCGAGGGATCGCTGCCTCTCTGATCGTAGGAGTAAGGAGGGTGGAGGAACTCGTCAGCCCTGGGAGTCGGAGTTCCTTCAAGATCAAAGCCTCGACATCTGAACTGATTACAGATACATCTGGCTTAAATTTCGCCTTCCTCAAGTTGTTCCTAGCATTAATGATGACATCTAGGATTGAGGCGGCAGAACCAGCACCTGATATAGTAGATCCAACATTGTTTGCTACAACTTCGAGAGCATCTCTATTGAGCGTGTTTTCAAGCACTTCACCAGTGTTTCTAAGTGCGATCCCGACCACATCCCATTTCTGATCTGCGATTGCCGCCTTTGAGATCAACGGCCTTTCTGGGATGTAATACGCCTTTAAATCACACGCGGTGTAGTCATCGCTTACAATTGGTACTTCTGCCCCCTCGGCGTACCTGCGAGCATATCTGCGATTTTTGACCACGGGGATCGTGACCTCACCAGACGTCATCCTGATTACCGGCAGAACTTTTCTCATCACATGCTCAGGAGTTGCTCCTGAGATGACCTGATCGTATACTGTTGACTGGATGAGTCCTGATGCATCGAGGTCTGCATTAGTGAGAAGCTTTCTCACGAGGTGTACTTCTTTGTCAAACTCAAATGCGAGATCACGAGGGATTGCAGATAGCGCACGTTCCTTTTTGATCTTGTTGTCTGTATGCACGATGTGCATGATCGGGGTGAAGTACGGATAGAGGTGCTGTACACCGCTTGAATTGTATGCAATAGTCATTGTTTCCTCCTATGGACTTACGAAAATCTTACCCCAACCCTGGGCAGGGATGTCCTCAACTGCTATACCAATGCGAGATGTACCTCCTGCAACAACCCCCCCGTCTCCATCTGTAGAGACAAGGCTGCCAGTAGGGATTGCAGAGGTTCCTGAATTATATACTGCCATTACCCCAAGAGTCATGACTGCCGCCTCAACACCTGCCTTTGCAGGCGTCACAACTACGCCCTGCATAGGGATGGCGTATCCCTTCACGAGGTCGATTTGAGCTATCACAGTTCTTACAAGGGTGGTAAAGTCGATGCCCTCAGACCAGGAGTCTTTAACTGGAATAGGCATGATTACCAGAATCCTCCGCCAATGACTCCCTCTGAATTCCGAGTTACAGAGAGGATATTGCCCTGTGACATGTGACGAGTTCCTGTGGTTTCGTCTGATGTGTCTGCATCAGTGACAGGGTGTCCTTCCATCTCCCGTTGCTTTTTATGCATTTCGTCGATACGTGCCGTGAGGGTTCCAACTGTGGTTTTCAGTTCTTCGATCTCTGCTGTAGGAGACATCGAAAGTAGTCTCTCTTCGAGGCTGACGATCTCGCCCTTTGCCATAGATAGTTCTCTCTCAAGTCGATCGAGGTATTGAGGATCGACATGACCTTCTGCCCCTAACATTCTGACGGAAGGATTCTTCCTGTTAAATTCAGAAAAGATTTCTTTCGAACTCGAAACATGAGCTCCCTTGCCGTGATCACATCCGCAAGTCATGGCATTATATGTAACGTCATGTTTACTTATGGTTAGTTTTTGTACTCCTCCACACAATCTTATTTTGCAGGTTTTACACGCCCCCGTTGGTACGAGTGCTAAGCCCGTGTATTCTATCTCAAGGATCTCGAATGCAGCATGTTCTGAGTTCCATCTTTCGACGGTTTTGATTTCTGGAGAGACGTCTGTGATCTTTCCGGAGAGGACTCTGTCGATGGTGTGAGGGTCTGTAACAACGATATCACAGCAGGTCTCGTCTCTGTTTGGGTCGTATCGCTGGTTATCTACTAATCCGACAACTGATGGACTATGTCCGTCCAGCAGAGCAGATCCAGTCCAGTTCGTAGCGTCTTCTTTCAGAGCTCTATCTGAAATAAAAAAAGGAGTCTTTTGCAGAGAGTCAACCCATATTCCCTTTGCCATTGCGGTTACATCGGTGAGTCTGATGCCGCTTCCTTCTTTTTTGTATTTTTGAGGATTGATGTGATATGAGAGGTGACGGTTTGCCATTCAGGAGTATATGGCAGTAAAAGAGGTTATTGGTATTGGGGAGGAGTACAACCGGTTATTTCGGTTCAAACATGATCCCGTTGTCGCCGGGGAATGGAGAGGTGTGATCTATCCCTCCAATGAATATTGCGTCTGGAATGCCATCTGGAAACGCAGAACACCTCCTAAACCCATCAGGGTTTGTATAGACATTAAATGAATAGTGAGCACACCTGTAGCACACTGGAGGAGCGTGAGGGGTGCCACATATAAGGTCATCTTCCATGGCTTTATTTAAGATTCGAATTGCTATAAAACTTACTATTTTTTTTAAGTGATGGATGCACCAGTAACCCTCAATATTTGTCGAAGTATCCCCTCCCTTATTACAGTGGGAACATATTCAATTCTGTTGCCAGTCATGATCGCAGAGAACGTCTCCGCGTATCTTTCTCCAATTCTGATGGTTCAAACAGTATGCCGTTGTCGCCTGGGAATGGTTCATCATGTCTGACTTCATCCCTGGCTAAAGTACTTGGGACGCCTTTTGGATATGCTTCACATACTGGTAATATATCGACTCCAAGAGGGTCGTCAGGATGTGCAATATATCCAACAAAGTGTTTACAGTCTTCACACTGCCCATTTCGAAAACTCATTTAACTCCATTCCGTATGTATTTTTGAAACTATCTCTTATTTTTCTTTGTATCTTTTCAGGTATAAGTTCTGTTCTTTGTCCCGTAAGCATCGATACGAAACTTTCAGCAAATCTTTCTATTCCTCCGTCCTTCGGCTCTCTGTCGGTGTATACTCTATTAGAGTAGTCTGAAAGCATTTTGTACCGAGCCTTTTCAGATGAAGATAACGTGGCATAATCTTTCCTAAAGTCATCGATTGAATACGTACCGTTAGACGCGAGTACATGACCGAGCTCATGACCGAGCATCTCAATAGGGTTTCGTGGGATTGCTTTTACTGATTTAGTTAAGTCCAATACTCCATCTAAACTATATTTTGTGAATTTATCCGTATGATTTACAAAGAAATATATTGTTCCCTCGTGGGTTGCAGTAGCAGCAGCAGCATCAAGAGGTATGAATCTAAAGTCAAATGGCAGCCCATTTTTGTATATAGTGTGCTCCATCCTTTCAACCCATCCACCAACTATATTTAGGTGCTCAATTGAAACACCTTCCAACCCAGTTATCTCCGTTTTAAGTCTTTTTATATGTTCTAGCGCTTCGGAGTGATCTGTATGTGCCCATTGGATCGGGTTGCTCCATGTCAATTCCTCAATATCCTCTGGATCATATTCCCGATCGTGTGTCTGAGCTTCCGTCCCATCTCTCGTGGCCAGCCACGTACACCTACACAGCGGATGTGCAGGTTGAGGCGGAACTGCATCTATCACATACACACGCCTGTGCAGACCGCCACAGATCTCACACGTCCGTTCGTCTTCGGCTGCGAACCATTCTACATATTTAACTCCGATTTGTGCGTATCTCTCAAGAGTGGAGGTTGAGACGGAACGCATGATCTCGGTGTGTGCAATCCTGTAGGCTCGGAACCGAGATACATCATCAATCTCCCTCGTGACGATTCGGGCAATATCGCGGGGATTTAATCCGTTGTTGAATTCACGGTTTATTATCCTCAGTATATCATCCGATGTGGCCTGGCTAAACCCATCAAAGAGTCGATAGTTCGAGTCCTTGATTAAGTCCAGTGCCCTAGAATCCGTAGGGAGTTCAAAGCTCATCGGGGCGGCGTAGAGGCCACCGTTTTGATTTGCGAAGATGATACCTTGAGCCCATCCGTTCTCGATGAAATCGTCGATGCGATCTTTTGGGATGAGTTGGATCAGTTCGTTGTATGCAAACAGTTCCCTGTAAGTCAGGTTTTTTAAGTGAAGTTGTAAAAGAGAGGGAACGATGGTTGTTTTCAGGTAGTTGTAGATGAAACGCTCATATGCTCGACACAGGCGTAAGCTCTGCGTGGGATCGGTCTTGAGAGGGTTGGTCTGAGGTCGCCCTAGGTGACGGGCTCGAGCGGGATGATGGAGGTTGTATGTACGCCAGATGTAGTAATCTTCGGAGGAGAGTAAGTCACATTCTGTATACATGGATCATTCTCGAGCAGGGTTACGGGGTGTCACACCTGACTAAAACTGTTTACGACGTAAAACGTCGCTCCGCCTAAAGTATACACGGTTGTATTAGTGCTTTGATAATTCACACCCCTGTGAGAGAATGAAAATGTTCCTTGGTATGGGGTGCCAGATGCTCCTGGGAATGGGACTGTCTCGCCTCTCATCAGACCCCCAAACATGATAAATTCCCCCCCGCTTGGGGTTTGCGATGGTATAACTACACCAGGGTTAATATTACAATTCTGCGAGCTAAATTGTGCACCGGTTAAAATCCCCCGAAGTGTACGTATAAAATAGCAGGGGCTTCCAGATCCACTGATATTTGAGGAGGTAAAATAAAATTCTCCTCCAGATATGATACCTCTCACATGTAACATGTGGACTCCGTTGAAAGGCCCCAGAGAACTGTTGCGATCTGTTACAAATCGCCCCCCTGAAATATTTGCTCCTGAATTAACATCCCAAAAAAAGCACATGTCTGAATGCTCATAAATATACACTTCTCCTCCCGACATCTTCCCATTCATTGCTACCACAAAATACCCGCTTCTATTTGGCCTTAAAGTGAATTTACCACCAGATATCACAGCATTACTTTCAACACGGGTTATAATTGTGGACGACATAGCACTGACGTTAGTGGGAGATGACACATATAATGAAAAATCACAATCTGTCAAATTCCCGAATAAGGCGGAAACTAAAACGGCATCTACAGGCCGCGTCGTTATGGTGACACGGATCCTGGGGGACCCGCCTAAAAATTCACCTCTCTGTATTACTGCATAATTGCAGTTATGATCGATTATGGCTTCTGAATCCGTGACATCGATGTTAACATTCTTTAATTTTGCACAGTGCCCAATTATCTGTTTTATATTTCTATTATTGTTACAGTCTAGAGTTATATGTGGATATGCTACGAATACACGGGTGTTTGGGAACGTGGATTTCGGGTCAAACCAATATTCTTTGTTTTGTACATTTAATGTTAATGTGAATGGTGCACTCGTTCCACTCCAGGTGTAATTTGTCACTCCTGTTGGCTGCGGATACCTAATCAAGAAGTCCCAGTAATCTGGAGGGACTTGATCCTGCCAATCTCCTCCACCAGAACTCTCAACCACCTCGACCATGTTTGCATACGTAACTGTGTGACTATCAGTCCCATCTGATACCGTCAATGACACCGTATACGTACCTACGTCGTTGTACGTGTGTGATGGATTCTGTTGCGTTGAAGTCGTTCCATCTCCGAAAGTCCACGCCCATGAAGTAGGAGACCCTCGGGACTTGTCTGCGAAAGATACTGTCACAGGCTGTCCACCTGACATGTGAGACATGCCAAAGTCAGCAGTTAGGCTTGCGGGGAACTCCCCTCCCTCTGTGACAATGACTGCTGCAACCTGGGTGACGGTATTGCTACCCCATGGGTTCGTGACTGTCAAGGTAACGTCATACGACCCCTCTCCTGCATAGGTGTGCACAGGATTTTGCTCCGTGCTCCAGTTCCCATCTCCGAAGTCCCATGACCATGTGCTGATCTCGTCGCCCTCTGACAAGTCGTTGAAAGTCACCTTTAAGGGCATACTCCCGATGTTCGGCCGTGCTACAAAGTTGGCCACCGGAGGCAACGCTGCAACATCGCCCTGCGGTTGTATGAGTGCGTATGCGTAATTAACCATCCTAACAACCGCCCTCAACGCTTTGTTTGCACATCTGACCAGCCATACCACACCTTTTAGAATGAGAACTTTACCGTCCATGCAACCGTTAGAGGTAATGCTGCATTATATACAAACGGAGTCAACTCCCCGTCTCCTGCTGCGATCCTTGAAAAGAGAGATTGTGCAGGGTTGAAGTTGTTTGGTACAGTGTGTCTAAATCCGGTCGCAGTCCAGTTACTCATGTACAACCCGAACTCTCCGATTGTTACGCCATCAGTTAATGCATTAGGAGGAGCAGTAAATATAAACGTGCACCCACGCTCACTTGCATTGCTAAAGGTTGCTTTTTGCTGTGTAAGTCCAATTAGCCACCCCAACTCAGCGATGAGACTTGCCTGATTTAGGTCTGTGGGTGAGCTTACGTCCGTGCCTAATCGCAAAGAGTATGAAGCTCCTGGGAGGTTAGACCATCCGCCGTTATTTGTGCCGCTAACTTGTATTGATCCAGCGGCGATGGAAGATATGAGGGATAGCCTCCCGCGAAACAATATCTTATTTTCGCCAATCTGGATTGAATCGCCGTGTTGTATTTCAACAGCCGTTTTTAGCCCTATTGCGTCAGTCATAGCATTACCACCCAGTCCATGGAGTAAGGCATGGTCGTATCTATCGCGATTGGTGCAAAGCTACCATCTCCAACGCTAATACGTGCGAGTAGTGCAATTCCTTTGTCATGATTAGTATTGACAGTCGAAGAAGCATAATTTTCAGACCAACCCCCTCCCATATTGTTAAATGGCCTGCCAAATAGTCCAAATTCATTTATTTGTTTGGATAGGGTGTTTGAGCTCCAGGACGCCGTCACAGTAAAGATATATCGCTGTAAATCGTTTGAAAACAGGACTGGAGATCCTACTATCGCGTGACTTGCTATAGCAGATGTAATCGCAGTTGTGGCAGTCGTAGTTGCGACGTCACTCGATCCTGCTGCGATGTAGGATGGTTGTGTAATACCTCCCATTCCAAAGAACAGGGTTGCAGTATATAGGTTGCTGTTGGTACTCCCTCCAGTGACGCGAAATCCGAGTAGAGCGCTTGCAAAGTGTGTCAGCCCAGCCATAGTCCATCTGTTTTGGACGTTGTCAAGTATGATCTCGTCGCCTTGTCGTAAGGTGACGAAGCCCTGTATCTGTAGTTCGTCGCTGTACATCTCAGGTCTGTTTAACCTGACCAAATCGGAAAATTTGCTTTTTGTACTCATGATTGTTCGCTCGTGGCGTTGTCGCTTATGTTGGTTGCTGTGCGTACGTGCTGGCCATCGCTCGTGGCGTTGTCACTGTATATCACTCGCTCCTCCGATCGTGCATGTATCTTCGCAAGGTCAACCCTATCGCCATAGTCAAGATCAGATACGAGATGTTGCTTTGCAAGTGTGATGCCGTCGCTTACCGGAATTGGAGTGATTACCCGCCCATCGAATTCAAGAGGAGTTGGGTAGACGATAATTGGAGGAATGGGAGCTGCACCTCCGCCTGATGAGCTGGATGGAAGCACCTGTATAGCACCATACCCCCCCATCCGGATTACTTCGAGAGTGACTCCCACTTTTTTGTCCGCATCATCTGCTTTGATAGGCATCCCATCAATGGCCGTAAGCATCTCTCCAGCGTCAAAGTCTCTGTCAAAAGAGTTGTAGATGAGTGCCCATCCTGCAAGAGATACGGCACATATATCACCGGCTTTGCAATCATCGTAGCAGACACCGAGGATCTGATCGTGTCGTTGTGCCAGCCTTACCTGCCCCTCAACCATACGGACTATCTGGCCAGACTTGAGATCTTCGCCTGCAGTCAATGTGTATACAAAGCGGCTATCCACCCCAATCACCTAGATCCTCTATTGGGATGCTAAGTTCGCTCTTAATCCACGCTTCCCCAGGCCAGAACGGGTTGAGCGGGTTCGCTTTCATGAGTTCGGTGATAGTCTTCGCCTTCTCACTCCACTCGGTTGCAGCCGCCTTGTTTAACCTGAATGCAGCATATTTCCCATCCGGGATCAGTTGCGAAATGAGTTGATCGGTTATTTGTCTCGCAATCAAATTTTGCATTGCCCCTATTCGAACATAAAATGCCTTGATACGAGCTACAGCCGTGTTATCTGTTGTTCCATCCCGTATTCCGATAAGCTCAGGGGGCATACCCATCGCACTACACATGCGCTTCGTGGCGTATATGGCGTGCGGAGTGACATCCATTTGGCTACGATCGATCTCTTCCACATCTACAAAATAAGGAACGATAATGTCGGAATTGAACGACAGTTTATCTAGTTCAGCGCGGTATTTATGCACACTGTCTTTTTTTGGCGGGTGAGTTTCATTGCCAAGTTTGTGGACGTGCTTGCCTGTCCCGTGACGCTTTATTGCGAGTGCGATTCCTTCGCTTATGGTATCGTCTCGATAGATCTCCTTTGCTGCCCTCCGAATGAGCGAGACGCCGTAATTGTCTATCGAGGGGAGGGGAGTTGCCCACAGTATACGCCCTATATCAATTCGCTTCTTTTCGAATCCGGATGATTGATAATATGATTCGAGCATGCCGCGTGTATCGAGCGTAAGCCCGAACTGCTCACTCTTTCTCGGTATGATCCGGACAGGGATTCCGGTGCTGTCTGGTACGATTTCGCAGACTCCGTACCCGTATATCAGGGATTGCTGAATGATGACCTGCATCCACGAGTCTATATTCATGCGCTCCAGCTCAGATGAGACCTCGGATGCCAGACTCTCTTCGCCTTTGTCTGTCTCGACAACCCAGCCGGCCTGTGTAATGTGACTCGTGTAGATGTCAATTATTTGTGCAGCAACGGAGTTGCTCCCGTATAGTGAGGTTATATTGCTTACATCTGGTGCGGCGTTTGAGAGGATGTTGTTTCCAGCTCCCGCGACTGTAACTGGTGCCTGTTCCTTGCCCGCGAGTATCCTCCGGAGACTATCTTGCAGCGACATAGAAATCAGCCTCCCCAGTCGGTGCATTTAGCATCAGTTCAGTCAGCGCATATACAAGAGCATCCATACGGTCCGGGGACTTTGCAGCACCAGGAACCCAGTCACACATCTGGTCTTCGAGTGTTGCATGCATACCGACGTGATGCACCTTTCCTTGCTCGTAGATGGCAGAGATAGGTTCAGCCCGGGTGTATTTCCCTTTCGATGCTCTGACCGCTTTGTATGAGACTGTATTATCCGTCGTTCGGATGAGTGTCTCCACGAGGTCGCCTCCTTGATTGACTTCTCCTATTATCCTGTCGGCCATGTGTGTGCGGTATGCCTCCACCACCACTCTCGCCCACTCGTTTGGACTTGCTTTGATGCTGATGTCGTCTATGACGTATGCATGACCATCTGCTCCTATTCCTGCTACTATTATGCCAGTCTCGTCGCTGGAGCTTCCAGAGGTGACTGCTGGATCTACCCCGATGACGACCCTTGGCAATGCGGGATGATCATGCACTCTATGCTGCTCAATGAGTCCGTGAGTCCAGAGTGCACCTTCGACATCGGTGAGGATCTCTGCATGGAGCTCCTGTCTTCCGAGTCTGGTGCCTTCGTACTTAGTGATGATCTGGTCGAAAAAAGGCTGGGCGAGGTTGTCTCTGTTATCGTATGTGGAACCACGGACAATGGTGCAATGTGGATCAGTCATGAGGTCTTTGATGACCGGTATAGGTCGAGGTGTGGTAGTGATACAGACACGTGGATGTGTTCCAAGCCTCAGTCCGAACAGAGCTTGATCCCATGTCTCTGGATACTTCCATGCAGCAATTTCATCAGCCCAGATGTAATGGTGCTGAGGTCCTCTGAGGCGGTCTGGCTCTTCGGCGCTGTAGAGGGTTGCCATGGATCCGTTCTTCCACGTGATCCTTCTCTTTGATGGTTCGTAGAGAGGGATTTCGATCCTGCTGCATGCAAGGATGCCGGACTCTCCCTCTACCATGACGTCCCTTGCATCTGCTGAGGTGGGAGCAATGCAGGCAATGCGGATGCCTGGATTGTTTTGTGCAAGCTTGCATACCCATTCTGCACCGCACCTCGTTTTCCCAAACCCCCTCCCAGCGAGTAATAGCCACTTCGTCCAGTTCCCCTCAGGAGGGAGTTGATTGGGACGTGCAACAAAGCTCCATCTGGTCAGTTGTGCTAAAACAGCGGAATCAAGAGGAGTCAGACTTTCGACTCTCAATAAATCGCTCAACATGCTGTATCACCTCCTCGTCGCTCATAGCACGGGCTATCTGGATTGGATCACCATCACGACCAGTGAGCTCAGCTTTGAGTCTATCTATTCTGCCATATCGATCCGGATATCTCCTCTCCAAGATCCACGCCAGAGCCTGCCATCTTTCAGGGCTGTATCCAGCACATTTTATCTGGTTAAGTAGTTCGAACTCTGCTTCAGCCTCTGCCTTTTTTATACCGTCGTAAAAGGCTGCAAAATATTCATCGTCTCCGCTCTCCCCCTTTTTACGCCATTCTGCGAGGGTTGATCTATTGATGCCTGCCCTTTTAGCTGCAACTTCGTACGTGAGACCAGCTCGTATGCCCTCTAAGATGGTATCAATCCGTTCTGGCGTTGCTTTTGTCGGTCTTCCTATCTTGGGTGCCATATTCTCTTTTCTGGCTGCGACCCAGATTACGCAATAAAGAGATCCTGTGGCTGATGGGGGGTGTTATGGCCACAGGAGATTGCAGCCAGTGGTTTGACCCATCTGACTGCGGAATGAGACGAGTATTCGATGAGGTTAGTAGGTATCTGTCACTGTTCCCGGAGTTGGAAATGGCTTATAGCCTCGGCTTATTCAGCGTCATCGGCGGTTACTGGCCTTTGAGAGTTCTTACACTCCCCGCACTTCCTGCATGGCACCTCTTTGTGATTGTGAAAGCACTTCCAGTCCACCTCATCGCCTATGCAGATGTATCCTCCAGACAGAACAGCCTTTAAAATGCTCAGATCAGTTATCAGAGTTTGTTTATTCAGCGTACGTATGTAATTGCTAAACGCTGCAAGTATAAGAAGCACGATGGCACAAAGCATTGAGATTATTGCGTTAATTTGGTCTTGCATTACGCCATCACACCTATTGATGATGTTATTCGACTTGTATCGAGGTGGGAATACAGCGTGTTGAATTCTGCCGCTATGTTAGACCTTGACTCCTCATCGATCTGATTGATTCTCTGTGTCAGTGACCTTGTTGATGATATGCCCGTTTGGACATACAGTCCGCGGCCAGTAGTTCCTGCATCGATAGCAGCACCTGATGCACTTGAGACTGTAGAGAACTCGATCGTTGCATCTGGAGACATCAGAGCATCTGCCCTAAACATGCCGAAGAGGTGATCAGTTCTCGTATCACACAGCATAGCAGTCAGGCGGTCACCATGGACGTATGTTCTTACATAAGCAAGCCCTGCTCGACTGTTTGACTGGACAAGGTCTTGCCTCGCAATGCCTCCGGAACTGGTTGCATAATGAGAGAGGTCTGAACCCAGGCTCGTTACCTGTGCAGTCTGATAGCCTTGTAAATTGAATAGGTTGGCTTTGGTGTCATCAAACTGTGAGAAATGGCTTCGTATGATAGATGTCCCTCCACCTTCAACGCCCATCGTAGATATTAAAACAGGTTCAGCAGTTGACGTATATGCGAAAGCGATCAGGCACATCGCACATGCCACGAAAAAAATGCGTAGAAGATCCATCTCACCGACTCCGGAAAGGACAAGGCGGACGGACGGGAAGATCGTGTTCCTGCTCAGCCTTCCGCTTCTCTTCTTCCTTTTTTATTTTGTCAGTGAGCTTCCTACCATTCATTGATATGAGATGGGTTGTGAGGCGTAAAAGAGATTTTGAGGAGGAGTACAACTTAATTTACTATTCCTTGATGTAGTAGGCAGTTTTTCGTGCCTGTCCAAGTCTGCCAGTCACACCTGAGTCTTCGACCGCCCCAATGTGCTTGAGTCTCAGGAGCGTGTGATGGATGTAGGACTTACGATAGTGTCCTGATAGGGAGATCTCGATATCTGTAAAAGATGTTCCTGGATTGTCTCTTATGAAGTCACATATCATTGTCTCTATTTTGTTGAGCTTCATACAATCGCCCATCTGCTTCCCTGCTTCACGTATCTCGTTCCTTTTTCGACTACACGCAACTTGTTTTCTGGGTTCATTGAATTGTACCATTTCATTTTGTCTCTGAATTCAGGAGTCAGGTAGTTTCTGCTCCCTTTTACATCTTCCACGGTCACAGAGCCGTCTGTTTCGTACACGACGAAATCGGCTTTGTATCTGATCCCTATCTCTACGAATGTTTTCGCTCTACACATCTTGCATTTTATGGTGTCGTAGTCCTGCACGTGTTGACATTTTGGGCATTGTCTGTAATCATCCAGCAGGATGAATTCCTTTTGCATGTCAAAGCCTTGTATTCGGCCTGATGCTTGCATATCCTTGAGGTGCACGTACCTAGCAGCCTCGGATTTGCTGTCGAACGTGATTCCGTCCACGGTTGTTTTTGTGTTGCGGAACTTGTTGTATGTCATTTAGCAGCCTCCAAAAATGTTTCATCTATAGTGCAGGTTATCTAATCTCCCGTTAACTACCCTTATGATCTTATCTACAATATCGATGGCTGCATCATTGGATATTCTCCAATTCATGGAATTTCTGCGGCAATCATCACATGGGTAACCATACTCATCGGGGTCGTAGTTTTCATCTTTTTGGAACATGCACGTATCACAGTACACACTGCTAAACTCATAATATATAATGTCAATTAGTTCACTTCTTGTCATTCTCATTCACCTCTCCTGCCTTGTCCTTACGTAGGCATAGCACTCTGATGGTGCTACTTCAATCCCAGTCTGCTCTGATATCTTGAGAGCTGCATCTATCCACGAGTCTGAAAAGTCGCCGAACGGATCATCTTCAGGAAGCTTATACTTCCATGATGAGATGTTGGAAAACGTTGCTTCAAGAGCTGCTGATACGATTCTAGCAGTTTGTTCCCGGGCTTCTCTGATTTTATGTTCTTCGAGTTTCTTTGAGAGTTCGATCTCTTTACGTTCTTCAACCTGCTTGCTTATTTCAGAGGATATCCATTCAGTCATTTTTCTTTCTTCAAGTCTTTCGTTGAGGTATTTGTGTCCGGCTTCTGCAAATACTTCCATTCTCCTAGACTCTAGAGGGTCGTACCCGAAGATGTATATCTCAAGCATATTCCTGACGAAATGTGATAGATTGAAGTCAGGTTCCCTTATTTTTGCGATTTCAACCAATTCACCAACTCCTGATACATATGTCTGGCTACGTTTCACTACCATCCAAACCCATCCAGAAAAAGTGATTGTCATGACAAAGCATTACATGTAATGTAATGTCATGTAATGATCTAAGGTATGTACTAGTACTAAGACTAAGAATTAGCTTAGTAGTAGTAGTAGTAGAGAGGGTCATTTGTATCTCTCCTCTGTCTTCTTCATGATCTCATCTGCCAGAAAGAAGCCAAATGTAACTGCATTGTCAAACTGCTGCTTCATGACTTCATCTGTAAATGCAGGAGTTGTAATTTGTAGCCATGTATTGATGTAATTAAAAGCATGCTGCATGGAATTCTGGCATACAATCATGTACTGCTTCCTTGCCTCGAATACCGGATCTACCTTCTTCCCACCGCCTCCGGTCTTGGTAGGTTCTGCTGACTTGATCCAGTTCCCATCTTGATCTACTTCAGAGATCCCAATCACTGTCAGGTTTCCATCCATTTTTACCCAGATGTACTTCCCATCTGGGATCATCTCCTTGTATTTTTCTTTTGATTGTTCGACAGAATACCAATCCTCGTGACCTGACGCACTCCTGATCTTGACTTTTCCAGTAGATTTCTCAATCAGCTGAGGGAACCTTGCAGGAGTAGCCTGTGTTGTTGGTACGGTTGTTTGAGGGGTTGTAGGTACGGTATGAGATGCAACCTCAGTCATTTTTCATCCTCCTGACATATCCTGCATATTTCATAATTGCAACCTCGACTCATACGTCACTTCATCTTGATTATACACAACTATCCCATCTTCAATCAAACTCTCAATTGCTGCATTATATTCATCAAGAGTCATCTGATTGAGGATGAAATGTGATTTTACGTACCCTGGATTCACATCTGCATTGTAGTGGATGAATAACGCTATGGCTTCTCTGTTCTGCATGAACCTCTCGTTTACATCGCACATTGTACAACTAGACATGCTTGACACCTCCTTTGAGCTCGAGGGTATATTCTCCAGTTCCAATCGTCTCAGCTGGGTTGATGTAGACTTTGGCACGGTCTTTTCCCATGACAGCCACGAGTTCTGTGATGGTGGGTTTGAAACCACACTCGGTTTTTTCGAGCTTAATTTGAAGCAACTTATCATAAGTCGATGGATCGTGCCTTCGTAGATTTTCCGTGTTTACGGATTGGGTGCTTTTCTTTTCGATCTCTACGAGCTTGAAATGCTCTGACTCGTATGAGTTTGCTGCCACCCTGAGATCTATCTCTCGCTTGAGCTCATCCCTGATGTACTCCTGTAGTATGCCGATGTGTTGCTTGACTCCATCCAGAATCCTTATTGCATCCTGCATCGCATACATGTGGTCGAACTCATCTTCAACCGGCATTATCGCATGGGTAGCGTCTTTTAGGCTTGTGCCCGATGTAATGGTATTTTCAAGGATGTCGGTTGCGATCTTTGATATGGGATTGAGATCTCGTGGCGGGGAGATTGAGTTCGCGGATTGAAATGCCGGCAGGAACTGTGCGTATGAGAATGTCATGCATTCGCCTCCCTTTTTGACAATCCTTCGTCCACTATTTCCCTCACCAGTTCGTTTCTGTTGCGACCTTCCTTTGCGGCCAGTTTTTCCAGTCGCTTGAGTTGAGATCGCCTGATGCCGAGATTGATCTGCATTACGTGGTCGTAGGAGCGAGTCATGGCATATCACCTCCGTGACAGCCGACCATCATTTCATGATGTGTCATGACAATCGCCTCAGGACTTCCCACATGATGTGGTTGTGCTCTTTGATGACGTCGAGGTCTTCGTCGAATGCTCCGTCAGGGATGATTGTCATTGCGAGCCAGGATTCATTGTGTAGTGCTTTGAGTCGCTTTTCTATCATCTCTGCAACCTTCCTGTTTTGTACGAGGATGAACTCGTAATACTCCTTGTTTTCAATCATGACTGTATCCCTCTCAATGCTTTCTCGTTCTCTGGTTCGTTCGCAGTCGTGGCAGCCATAACAGACCGTGCTATTTCGCTGATAGGAGCCTCGTATGGTTGTGGCCACGATTTGTATTCTCTCGTCTCAGGCTCATCCTCGATGAGTGTCATTTCTCCATGTCTGATTCTCCATATTGCGACCATTTCGGTGATTTGGTCGGGGAGGCGGTTGTAGGTCGACATGTGGATTTCGGTGATGGTCATGGCATGTCACCTCCGTGACAGCCGACCATCATTTCATGATGTGTCATGCTGCACCGCCTACCATGATCTCAAATAGCGTGGTTTGTCCTGTTGAAACTGATATTTTAACAGGGAGTTGTTTCTGCTGGACTGGTTCTGGAAGCGTTTGTTCAAGGTCGAGATCTGGATAGTGCTTCACAAGCAAGTCGTCTACAATTACATCTCGCTGTGCTCTGTCGAGGATTCCAAGGTGTAATAGGGTGGTATCCCATGCCTGAGCATTTGCAAGAGCTTCGATTTGCTGTAAGGATGACTTGTCGCGGATGCCTTTCTCATGCTTCCCAAATACTGCTTTATTCAGCATCTTTGCTTCGTGCATGTATACGAAACGCTCGTGAGATGGATCTCGTATCGTAGGAACGACTTTTCTACGGAGTTCTTCTCGTAATATGTTCCAGTTCTTGGATGCTTCTTTTCTGTGGGATTGCCATTTTTGATGGTCGAGTTGAGGTGTCGGTTGCTTTGGTACGAGTTCACCCTTAAGATGCTGCATGGCTACCTTTGCCATGTATCGCACCATTTTTATAACCTTATCTTGCCGTTCTTGAGGCAATTTATCCACACCAAGCCTTGCAGCGAAAATTAAAACTCCTTCTCCCGTTAAACATGGAACGGGGCGAGCTCTGCCACTCGAACTCAACTTGAGTTCGAGATAGTTTCCATCGAGAAAATTACAATTGCGCCTGAATGCTGTGAATACGTTCTCCCTACGATATCCAAACATCTTCCCGACGGAAGGAACTGGGTAGTAAATCTCACCGCCTTTTTCAACGAAGGCGATATCCTCATCTCCAAACTGCATGGTCGATGGATTTATTATTTCAAACGACCCATTCTCTATACCATTTGATGGTGTTCCGGCCTTCCGTGTTTGGCGACTTTGGTGGCCGGAGTTTTGCTTTATCTTAGTCATTTTCTTTTACCTCTAAATTGTGGTTTTTCGCGAATTCTCTAAGCGCTGCTTTAATTACTTGGCTAGGATTCTCCGCAATGTCTCGCTCAATAGCGGTCGATACGATTCCTAGATAGCGGACATTGAGTTTAACACCTACCATTTTTGATGTAGCAATCATGTTTTCACCTCATAGTTGCAAATAGTTATACTACGTCTAACCATATAAAGTTATACATAGTTGTACTAAACGCCACCCGTACTTTTTGTCTTTGTAAAACAAAGTACAATTTGATGTTTTGGTATGACGTCGGAACTCATCGGCATTAAGGTAAAATCAGAGACTAAAGCGCAAATACTAGACTTAATAGAATCTGGAAAATACCGCAATGTTTCGGATTTTATGCACACTGCCATTAAGACACAGTTGGAAAAAGACAGTATCGATGAACGTGAAGTCTTGAAGACGCAATTCATCGATCTCGTGACAAATGACCCAGAGGTCAGAGACTCGATTGTAAACCTCACGGTATATAGCACATTAAATATCGGTGAGGGTCTAACAATGTCACAAGGACATCCTTCTGATAAGGACGACGATATGTCAGAATCATAATTCCCCATCTCAAACGAAAGGGATATCCCATTCTGTGCAGATGTATTACCGTCACACACAGTGATGTTAGTGATTTCCTGCCCGTCTCGATTGGTGTTGATGTGGGCAGGGCTTACACCCATTCTTTCTGTTTTAGTCATTCTTTCACCTCTATACACATTTCAGCGAGGTATAATGCAAAGATCTCTCGACAAAGTTCAGAGAAGCTCCTTTTTTCTTCCGCTGCCATATCCATGAGCGCTGTTACTACGTTGACTTCAACGCTCACCGTTACGTCCATCAGTTCACTCATTTTCTTTCACCTGTTGTAATTTCTAAAACTGCATTTTTGATTCCGTCTTCGAGTGCCCGACTCATAGATATTCTATGTTTTGCCGCAAGTTCTCTGACGTATTTCGGAATGGAGGCTGATGTATGGACGTACTCAACATCACCTCTAAAATATCTCGGTCTTTCAAGATGATTGGTCATAATTTCTCCTGCACATTGTGTGCATCACAATGTTAGCCTTTTGGCTATATATAATTAGCCATATGGCTATGAAATCATAGCCAAAACTTGGCAGAATGATCGTGACGAATGACTTTTCTATATATAATGCGTATATAATGCCATGGAGTCATCCCGTGAGCGCCCAAAACAAGTCCAGTTCAGACCTCCGCCTCCATTACTAAACAGAATGGAAAGGGAATGTGAGAAATTGGGCATTTTAATGCCTAAACTGCTTGAAGAAGCAGTAAGGTACTTCCTAGATCGGGATCTATATACTTTAAGAGAACAGAAGGAGTTTGAAAAGGCACTTGATGATTATTTCAGAGATGATGCATTTAAATTGAAATTGTCTCTTGCACTGGATGAGGTTCTTGATGAACGTGCGCGTAGAAAATACGGTGATGATTTATGACATATATTCAATATTGCACCTATAAAAAGATAATATGTGAATTGCTTAAAAACAATGTGGCAAAAGAGATATGTGAGCGCGTTCACGACATCCCCCCTGAACCAAAATGCAAATCGGACGTTTTGATTTACGAGTACGGAACAATATTGAAGTGCAGAAAATAACGTATTATTATGAGTTTTAATTACAACGGCGTCCTAATCCCCGTCAGAAAAGACACGCGCGAGATGCTGAGAGGTCTCAAGCGGAATAAAACATACGACGAACTGATCTCAGACTTAATTGCGATTGCAGATTTGCACGGGTACTGTGAAGAAAGAACGAAAGGGAGATGGAATAATGAGTAAACTGATGGATGTAACGGTGAGCGTAGAAGTCGACGTAGTAACCACACTCATGGATATAGCATCTGAAGAAAAAAGGAGTTTCTCTGAACTTTGCCGCATCATATTTTCAGCATATATCAAAGGGCGTGATTCCGCTGGATATAAAGATGTGTCAGATGTGCCTCCCTCTCCACCTGTAGCACCCGAATCCGATCCAGAAATTGATGATGAAAAAGGATACTCCACTGCTGAATCAGCTGCATATCTCAATTTGATGACAAGCGCAGTCAGTAAATTGGCACGTGAAGGAAAGATTCCGGCACGTAAAGAGGGTAGAAAGTACGTGATTTTAGGCAAAGATATCAAAAACTATCTGCTTACTCTCCCCACGCAAAAAGGAAAAAAAGGGAAATCCTAAGGAGGGGCATATCTTGAAAAGCATAACTGCCAATCCTCAAAACATCCGACAAATATTCACTAAAAAATATATCATCCCTAATTTTCAACGCCCATATTCCTGGGATCTCGAACAGTGTGAAAAACTGTGGACTGACATCCTTGACTTTTACGAGATGCGGGAAAGTAAAGATGACAAATACTTTTTAGGTAATATTGTTGTAACTTTCACGTCGGAAGAAAAGTTAGATACATTGGAAGTTATAGATGGTCAACAACGACTAACTTCGCTTTTATTACTCATCAAAGCCATTCACGTTCGATCAAAAAATTGGTTCGACGCAAGCGTGCTGGAATCGTGCCTTCGAATTAAAGATCCTATAACTGATAAACTAACGCAGCACTTGCGCATAGATTCACGCGTAATAGAGGAAGATAAGGAAAATTTACACGCCCTTATTTTACATGGGGTTGATAAAACACCCAAATGTAAATTTGTTGATAACTACCAATTTTTTGAAATGGCTATCGACGATTGGTGTAAGTCAAGTAGCACTGATGATTTGAGCTTGACTGTCGCACTGAAGGACTTCATCCTCGTGCTACTTGATGACATTCTGTTGCTCCCAATCCACTGCGACTCACAAAGCGATGCATTAACGATTTTCGAGACAATCAACAACCGTGGACTGTCGCTATCAGATGCAGATATCTTTAAAGCTAGACTATATCATCACTGCGCCCCAATTGACCAAGCGGCATTTATCAATGACTGGAATGTTTTAAAAGATCACGACTGGCTTTTTCGTGTGCTTATGCACATCAAACGTGCCGAATCTGGAAATGTTACTCAGGAAGCCGGTTTACGAACCTTTTTCATGGCAAAAGACAGCCCACTCAGCACCCCAAATAAAACTATGAATAGTTTATATCTCATAGATTCGATAGAGCAAGGCGAGTGGTTCAGTAGTGACGAAATAGCCTGTCTTTGGTATATCATGGATACCTATCCAAACAAGTATTGGAAATTTCCATTGTATGTTTTCTTGCACAAGCATGGATCCATCGACCCGAAAACAAACGAGTTTGTATTATCAGGGAAAATGACGATGCAGTTCAAAGAACTGTTGGAAGCAACTGTGAAGTATTTTTTCACAAAAGGTATCCTATACAATAGATTGCCCCCAATGAGACTGGCAACGTATCGTGTATGTGCAAAAGTCGAAGCAGATGAGGATTATATTCAAGAATATAGATCCGAACTATTCGCAGCAGAGGCAGATAAAGTTGAAATTCGTCTTAAATTGGAAAAGGGTAACCAATCTATCCCACCTCGATACTTTAGGGGGTTGGTGTTACTTTCTGCGTACCTCAACCCACTCCAAAATAAAACAGACTTCCGAGCATTTGCTTGCAGCAAATTTCACATAGAACATATTTTGCCGAAAAAGTGGAATAATTACGACGGGTGGACAAATACTACATGGACCGATAGCATAGATACAATCGGCAACTGCATTCCACTGGAAAGATCCCTTAACATCAAAGCCCAAAACGAATTTTTCAACTGGAAGAAAGAGGAGTACAGAAAATCAACGATACAGGATGCTCGCAACTTGCTAAATATAGAAAAATGGACGCCGGAAGAGCATAGGGAAGTCAACGTCGAAAAAGTAAGTCGAGTTCTCAACTTTTTGAGAACGTTATGGGACAACTAACAGTGTTGTATTAGCGGTCGGGTGTTGGAGTCTACTCTTCCACACCTTCAGCACGGAGGATCTCCTTCACCTGCTCAAGAAATTTTGGAACGTTTTCTGAAGCATCTTCCCAAATATCATCTAGGCGCAAACCATCATAATTATGAGCTGCTACATCACGAACGCCTGCAATGTCCCGCCATTCAATCTCATTGTGTTCTTTTTTGAGCTCTTCACTTATTGATTTTACATAACCTCCTATGTTTATAAGAGCCATCGTAACAATATGCTGTAAATCTCTATTACTGACATAATCTTTTAATTCTTGGCCTTTTACTTTATCAACCAAATATTCTCCCTCATCTATTATTTTGAGGAGAAGGATTCTATCACGTTCTAACATATACAGGAACCGTTTTTTTGATTATAAGCATTGCCTTTTCCGGAATTGGAGCGTGAAGTACATCTACTTTTACATTGAGTTCGTCCTCTAAGTTGTGCTTCAAACCCACAATTTTCAATAATGAAACCGCATCTGTGGTGAACTCGACAAGCACATCCAAATCACTCTCTTCTGTTGCATTACCGTCTGCATATGAGCCGAAGTACGAGACCTTCGTTAATGGAAATTTAGTTGCAGCCTTTTCAACAGCCCGGACAATCTGTTCATGAGTCAGCATATGCACACCTCTTGATAGTTATAGTATGGATCAGGATCACTATATTTCTTTTCCACATCGACAAAAAATGTAATAGTTGGCCATCTGAAAAACACAATCTGGCAGCCGACAATACACTAATTTCAATAAGCATCCACATACACACTCCGATTGACATTTTCAGATGGCCATTTCAAAATTCACGCCCCATTTTCAATTTTAAGTGCAGCAAGAGCAGCCTGCACAGCCTTATGATATTGAGGATCACGCTGTAAGTCGTCGACCGTGTGATCATACCTATTTTTCACCTCGTCAGATAATGCAAATCCGCAACTGCCACAGAACTTGTTTGATTTTGCGTTCACAATCCCACAACCTTTGCACTGCACAGGAGTTGCAACGTCAGATAGGGCAGCAACAGGATCTACCTTTTCGACTCCCATGATACGGTTTAGATCGTTCTCTGCATCTGTTGGAGTTAGGTGAGCATACACTCGCAGCATGTCAGTAGTAACAGTTCCCCATGCAAGCATCTTGATAGTCTGTTCCGGAACTCCCATCCTCATGAGATCGGTAATACGAGTGTGTCTGAAAATGTGAGGAGTAACGTTCTTTTTGATACCTGCTGATTTAGCCGCCTTTCTGATGATGTCAAGAGCTCCAGTGTAAGATAGATATTTGTAAGGATCTGAAACGCGGCCTGGAAACACATACTTATCTGGAGACATGCCAGTAGGATATTGATTCATCCATTGACGCAACACGAGATGGGAGATATGGAGCGGGATTTTGCGAGGATTTCCAGTCTTACTCTCGACCGTCACAGTTGCATAATTGTCATGAAATGCTATCTGGTTCCACTTCAACATTACAACCTCTCCAATTCGTCCCATTGAATCGTATAGAACCTCAATCAAAGCACGGTTTCGGAGACTCCTCATAGATTTGAACATATTCTCAAGCTCGTCGCCTGTGAGTATGTCTTCATCCGTTTTCGTGGCGTTCGGCTTCTTAATCTTAATCTTTAATATTTTGGCGGAGTCTAAAAGGGAGTTATATCCATTTTCAGACAACCATAGAAGAAATTTCTTTACCATAATCAGGTTTCCTGACTGGTATGAATCTGCATGACCGGATGTAGATCTGTATTTCTCTATGGCAAGATATACTGATTGTGTAGTGCATTCCCTATAATCAGGGAGGTACTGGCGAAAAATAATGATTGCGTTTGCGTTGATGTATTTTCGTACGTTCACGATTCTGTTTTGTGCATTGCATTCTGAAATGAAGGCTTGAATCAGATCTCCTTCTTCCCTGTATATCACACCGTTTGATACTGCTGCATCAATAGCATTGAGGTATTTTTTATATTGTGATTCTTGCGACCCTCGAAAGTCTGTATCGCAAATGAGTTTCAT